TGACGAATACGTGAGTTTTCGTTCTGATAATCGTTAGATTTTCTTGCTTGAATTTCTGCACATTCTTGCAGGACTTTTAGTGATTCTTTCATATTTACTCCGAATATACAATAGGTTTTAAGTGTTGTACGAATAGACCTTCAACTGCTAACAAATCATGTTTAGTAGTTATATTTAAATCTTCTGCTGTAATATATTTTATCACAAAATCTTCATCTTGTAAATCATTTTTTACAAACTTATATCCTGATCGTTCACCCGACCAGCTTGGATCGTTCATGGATCTTTTATGGCGACCGATTCTTTTTTTAATAGAATTAATAGTTTCTCCAATATATGCCAATCTTCCATCTTCTAAATATATAAAATAAATTCCCCATGTTTTTTTATCGATTGGATAGCGAACGTATTTTTGAAATCTATTAACTTTATGATTTAAAGTTTTTTGTTTGTTGATATTAGCTTCAACAAATAATTTTGATACTTCGTTTATATGCATAGTGTCCTCCATTTGAGACCACTATATCACATTTCATTTCGTTTGTACACAGTTATTTTGCCAATTTGCTAAAATTTTACTAGATGAGTTTTTCTTATCACTGCCACCAACTCCAAATACAAATTGAACCCATGGAGTATTACCATATACTTTATATTCTGGTATATTCTTATCTGTTCTATCTCCACCATTTGCAAATATTACTTTAATGTTCGTTTGCTTTATTAGTTTATATATTGCATTGTTCGCGGTATCATCGTCGTCATTAAAAGACATGACCTCATCAACGTATCGAATAGAATCTAAAACAGATTTTCTTTCTTCAAATGGCAAAAAGAATTTACCTTTCTTTCGTATAAGCCATTCATCTGAATTTAATCCAACTACTAGTTTTTTACCAAGGCGACTGGCTTCTTCTAAATATGTAATGTGACCAGAATGTATCGGATCAAATCCACCTGTTACTAAAACAATATCAGACATTTCTATACACATATTCTAAGGCACGATCTGCCTCAATATCCATTGGACGATTCTCATACCAATTACCAGTTTCCATATCAAACTCTCTACATAAATTTGTTATCTCATTTGAACTAATAGGATATTGCCGTTCAACAGCCCGAGCTGCGACCGCAACCATGATTTGATACATTTTATGATACCAACCAGTATTAGATATAATCTGATATTCGCTAGCAAGTTTCTTTGGCCAAAATGGACAATCACGATAACTTGTCCACACAACATTAGTATTATCTAGTTTTGATTTTTTGTGTTCAAGAACTTGTTTTTGTAAAGCTTCAGGGAGTCGGTCGATAAAGTTTTTGCTTGATTTTTGTGCGTACTCATGTTTTGCCATGAGTTTGATTGGGTCAATAGATTCGCCATTATCATTAGAGAAGATGAAGTTATTAGCGTTATCGTAAGTTGCAGGAATATAATACATACGAGATAAGTCTTTAGTCTGTTTGTCTGCCATGTTACCCAACTCCGAGTTGAGCGCATACCAGAAGTGCTTGATTTTATCTTGTTCAACTGGAGTTTTAAGCGGGAAAACCACACGAAACTTCGGAAATTCATGAGTGCTACTAGCGGTACTATAACACACATATGTGTAATTACCAAAGCGCTCATTAAGTTCATCTTCTAAGTTGCCCTTAAATACGTGATCATCAACATCAATAGCAGCCCAACCTGCCCAAGTATCCACATTCTTGTTGGCCCTAGTTGTATCAGGAATATATACAGCCGGCGATATAAGTTGTGCATCTTTTTTTCCCTTCAAAGATTTTTTAGACAGATTGTACAAAAGCTCCGAGAACTGTTGCCAGTTTTCGAAGTCCATTCTACGATGCGTCTTGTTATCAAAGACGCTTTTAAATAACGTTAGGGATATCGCCATGGTTTCCATCATGATCAGGACCTTGCCATCCGGCAGGTTTAATTAAATCAGGCAAGCCAAACTTATTTGGTCTGCCAACTTTCACTCCAGGACTTTTAGCCATATTAGCTTTATATACTTTGTCCCATGCTTTATTAGCATCTACTCCCATAACGTCAAGAGTACCGATAGCAAAGACACACATATCTATCAAACCATCCACTACTTCCTCAGCATCAGAGTTATTGATAGCAGATAATGTTTCTTGATATTCTTCACCAATCATAAGCATACGGAACATAATATATTTCCGCATAAGATCTTTATTATCTTTATTTTTTTCGAACCATTCTTTGACGCCAAACTTATTATGCATCATATAAATGTCATTAGCCCAGTCACTCATTAGTATATTTTCCTCACTTGATAATCAAATTTTTCGGTAGTCTTAATATTAATTTTACGACCATCCATATCTCTACCGCGCAGAGATGTTTGGTCAATCTTATTTAATTCAGATAATTCAAAGAAACTTTTTGTTTTCTTATCACCTTCTGTAAACCATATTGTGACTTCATACTTATCGTATAAAAGTCTTTTTAGCCAGTTTGTCATACGAAGAAAGCCTCCAACGTGTTTGAGTTATCATAATTAATAAACCATCCGGTTGGATCTAGAATTGGTTTGAGTGGCTCAGTAAATGTTTTCTCAAACTGTTTATCGTAATCAACAAACTTTTCTAGACCAAATTCTTTTGGCAAGTAATCAGGAAAGGCAATCACATTTTCGTGAATCGGATTAGGAGTTCTAAGATAACAAAACTTTACCTTCTCGCCATTCTGGATCTTGGTATATTTCTTATGTAAATTATATTTATCGATAAGAGTATTATACAACAAACTGCCACGAATGTGAATAGGCGTTCCCTTTTTATATGCGATTTTTTCACCTTTTTTTGTAGCCCACTTGGTCACCTCACGGGCACCACGCGGAAAGGATATATTTTCTGGTGGTAATAAACGAAACTCATTATAGAAGTCCGTGATAAACTGTTGCGTTTTATCTTCAGATCCGCTGATAATAATTTTAAACGCTTGCTTGAATTTATCACGAACTACTTCTGGGGTCGATGACTTAATGGCTTCAATACCCATAATCTTAAGTTTAGGCTCAGCATATTGTACGCCTTCTGAGTTATGTACATTTAGAATATAACGTTTCTTTGCAGTCCAGATACCACGATCGGCAATAACTTCTCGGCCCATTTCCATACGTGGCTTGTACGCATTCATTTTGTCAAACAGTTTAGCGTATGCTTTACTCAATACTTTTTCAAAGTGATCGGAACAGATCTGATCAAGAAACTTGACAGGATCTTTTGGTTTGATTTTATTTACGAGAGCACCCATATTAATATACAAAGAATCAGTATCAATCGCAATAACGTAGTCCACGTCTCTAGTTTTAAGAACATTGTTCATCTCCTCATTAACGGCTTTCTCAGCCCATAGAACAGAAAGTTGGCCAGACAGAGTAATACCTTCGGCCATACGCATATCAAAATATCGAAAGTATTTATTGCCTAATGCGCCATAAAGAGAGTTAAGTAAAATCTTAATAGCCATCTGACGATTATTATATCGATTGATTTCTCGTTCAAGCTCAACAGATTTATTCTTTTGATATTCTTGTTCGACCTTAAGCATTTCTTTTTTAATTTGAGTACGCTCGGCATAATATGCTTCAATAATCTTTGGCAATATACCTTGAAAGTCTTTACGATAAGTTGAACCATTGGCCGCAACAGAATATTGTGAGGTTACTTTATCATCTGATTCTAAATAAAAATCCACACCAGACCGCTCTGTCTGAGCCACAAGAGTCTCTGGTGACATGTTGTATTGTACGATTAGATTTGGATATAGAGAATTAAGATCGAAAGATACAACCCAGTCATGTAAGCCAACTTGTGGTTCTTTCACATAACCACCTGGATATGGGTTCTTAATCTTTTCATAGTTAGGCGGTATAGCAATCTTTTTCTTGTTAACCTCACGATAGATAATAGAATCCCATATGGCCGTAGTACCAAATGTGTCTTGAAGATTAACACCACCACGATAAGCCATAGTTTGTGCAAGCTGAATAAGACCCATCTTTTCTTCGATGCGATTTACAAGTTGAACGTCTCTGATATTATAGTCTATAAACTTCTGATGATCTTCCTTATACAAGGTATATAGATTGCCATGTTCTTCGTAAGATAACTTCTTTTCACCGAGAACGACGTGAGCAATGTGATCAAGCTTGTATGATTCTTGTGTTCCATATGAATAACCAAATTTCTTAAATAGTTCGAGATAGTCAGCTTGTTGTATACCAACTATCTCATAGCCATATTGAGTACGGCCAGTAATTTCTGTATTACGTTCGTTTACCATATTCCATGGAGATAAACGTTTTACGGCTGTAAAAGTTCCAATACGTGCGATGCGATTAATAAGATAAGGAATATCGAAAAAGCGACTGTTCCAGCCAGTGATGATGTCCGGCCTGTTATCACACCAAAACTTATGGAAGCTAGCCAATAAAGCTTCTTCGGTATCGAACTTACGATATTGTATAAGATCGCCATGCATTTCAATATTACATTTTTCATAATCGTAATCTCCTAAGCCCCAGACATGATAGACTGAGGATTGACTTGATTTAAGAGCAATAGAAATAATTGGTTGAATTGCTTCTTCTGGCTTTGGAAAGCCGTCATCAGATGCAACCTCAATATCGAAGTTAACCACATTTACCTGACTAGGACGAAACTTAATTTCATCCGGAAACATGTCTGTAATGCATTGATGAATATAATTAGTATTGCCATAGACTTTCATACCATCAACATCTTTATATTGATCTACAAAATTTTTAGCATCCCTCATTGTAGGAAAGCCTAATGGTTCTACTGGAGCTCCATCGAGGGAGCGCCATTCTGTATTTTTGTTTTTACTTGGGATAAAAAGTGTGGGCGCATATTTAATTTTCTTTTCGACACGTACGCCATTGTCGTTATAACCGCAATATAGGATTTGATTCCCATAGCGATTTACTGATGTATAAAATGACAAATAAAAACCTCCAACAATATAAGT